ATGGTTCGAATATATCGGGATCCATTGGATACACGGTTCCCAGCATTGGAACTTATCTTGTAACTGTAAACTGGTTTGTCACTGCCGATACACCCAGTGCTGGAGATTTTATACAATCTTATTTGCAAGCAGATGATGTTTCCGAAATAACGTTTCTATATTCAAATTTTACTACCAGTTTGGCAGGATTATTTCCAGTGACTATGTCTGGATTAATAAATGTAGACTCATCAAGTTCTACTGCATTTAATATATACTTCAGTCTGCTGACAGCCGAAAGTACATCCACATATTCAGGATACGTAATATCATACATAATTCAGAGAGTCGCGTGATAATTTAAATTAATACGGTACGGAGGAAGTAATGGAGATCGATATCTCATTTGTGGCAGCCACGCTGTCTCTAACACTCATATTCATCTTTGGATGGTATTCATACAAAGCTGAACCTGTAGTTAAAATTCCCGACATTTCCCGATTCCCGTTCAATGAATCTACTGGAAAAGAACGAAGTTTTGTGAATAAGACATCTGATACTTCATTGTGGATCGAAACGAAACGACGTAAAGTTATTGGAAAAGCGTATCGCCCCGACTGGTTATGCGGAATCCCCAAACCAATCAAAGAAACAAAGTATACTACAGGTTCAACATCTGGAGCTCTTGAAGCTTTCATTTTATCGAACTTTGGTCGGATTTGTATTGATTCGTGTTCCGATATCATACATTAACATCGGGAGGAGATATGATCACTGTTCACTTGATTGATAATACCAACTCGCGCATATATCGCATAACCGCGATTCATTGCTCTGGCAGCACATCTGGATATGTAGCAATTGAGCGGATGAGTTAAATTATAAACGTCTAAAAGAACAATGATATCACTTCTGTGGTTGTTTGTGGGTACAATTGTAGGTATGCTCATTGTCGCGGTATTCTCACCTCCTCCTCGCGACGAAAAAGGTGTACCTACTCCAAACTCGACAAAACCGTTCCATACCCCATCAGGATGTGTCAAGTTCAAAGCAGTAGATGTCCCGTGCGACGGCAAACAAACCTCGCTCAATTTACTCGCCTCTCAGTAATAATAAAGATGATAAGTCGTATCATCGGAATTTTTCGTAATGAGAGAGCCGTACCTTTTCTTTCGTTCTTAATTGGAATGGGTGTGACAATCATGCTGTTTCATCGGCCTATTCCGATTCGTCAGGCTCTATCAGTTCCTGCTGGAGAAATTGAAGGGCGAGTTGTACGTCATGGAGACAAATGCATTAAGTACGTTGCGGAAGATGCTGAATGCGAATTACCTTCATTTAAATAAAGTAAATGGAAGGCGCAACTGATTTGAGTGATTTACTGGGATCCGGACCCGTCCAGAATCCTTCACTTCCTCAGTCCACGACGTTCGCTCCAATTGTGACCGGAGGCACTGATCCTTTCTTAACGAACGGATTTTCGGATGCTCAGCCACACAAGCCTGCGGCTGTACTTCACAGCAACCAGCATGTGTTTTCGACAATGCGGTACGCAATGAAAAATCTCATGACCTATTTTGGTTTCTTTTTAGCCGCCATGATTATTTCGTTATCGACGCCTCGGTCGCTGATTCTCCAGTATATTCCTAATACGTACACATCAGGAGGTGTTCCATCGTATATGGGCGCTGCGATCCTAGCAGGGGTCGCTGTCGCTATCGCTTACGTGGTGGGCACACTCGGGAGCAGTCTCATTTGAGTCGGAGTACATGACTTTCAGTAGCCCGTACTTCTTAATACACTTCTCCAGAAACTTGACGCATGAAGCGCAAGGTTTAGAGTTCATAATTTGATTCTGTTTGTTTACACGAACTACCTTCAAAATACAACCACGAAGTTGTGACACGTCACCAAGACTTTTCACAACTGCGCGTTCAGCGTGTATTGTTTGATTTGAATATCCACATCCGCGAGATCGGGAGCCAACCCTATTCCGGGAACTCGCGATCTCCTTGCCGTGCTTCTCGATACTCGCATAATGCAGGTGCGTCGAGTTGAAGTACGGACTGTACTTCTGCATCTTAATGTTTATAGTGTTTACCTAATTGCTCAATCTGTATTCGTTTTCCATTTATTCAAGACCGGTTCTTATGGATTGGGCATTCGCAAACGTGATCGTGAATCGTGGTATGAACACGGTATTCCATCGTAAAGTCTTCCTGCTGCTTGTACGTAAAACTAACATCGGGAACCGAATGCCGGCCGTCGGCACGAGGAGGATGCTGATCGCACAAATAATATGGAGCATCAAACTGCCTCTTCACAAACTCCTTCGTCACATCTACGTTCTCCAGCGTGTCTAGGTAAGCGTTGACGACATAGGCGGCATCCTTGAGAGACGTGGTCGTAAAGTTGGCGATAGGCTTGCTGGAATCGTCGCCGTACACTAGGGTTGTGAACACGGACATGGCTTATGATTGAATTAACTCACACAATGTTTAAATATTGTTTTTCGTTTAAAATGTTCACGCACACTAGAAGTAATGGCTTGGCTATTGAAACGGACAAGGGGGTGGCAGTATGAACCAGCAGCAAAAATACATACAAATATCATTTTTGGTCCCGGACTGTACTTGAATCCAGGATTCGTCCGAGCCAACAATATTACTCATGTCATAAACTGCGCTTTCGATAAAGATAGTCCCCTGTGGTTTCGCACAAAGTATCCTGATAATTATGTGTGTCTTGAAGCTCTTGACAGTATTGATGAAAACATCCTGAAATGGTATCCAAAATTTGAACAGACTATGAATACCTTTTTACGCAGTCCCGGATCGGGAAATATTTATGTGCATTGCCAATGTGGAATAAACCGCTCCGGATTTTTGGCTTTGTTATTTGTGTGTAAGAAGTTCGGGTACTCTTTTGAGTTAGCATCTTCAGCTATCCTGAAACAGCGTCCGTGCGCTCTGACGAATCCAACATATAAGCGCCAAGTAAAATCACATTTAGAACACAATGGCGGACCTCGGGTTGAATTCCTTGTGGGGTGATGTTAAAAATAAAGATCCGGCGGCCGAAGAAGCTATAAAGGGACCAGAATACAGTTATGCGGATAACGTTCCTAAACCCAGTGGTCCTGGCGGATTAGGTGTAGGAACTGATGGTTCGTTTAGTCAGTTGGGTACGAATTTAGGTGCGGTAGGCACTTATGTGAATACGCTAGTGGGAACCCGCGAAATGGGTGACCAGTATTTGGTGAATACGGGCGGAACCTGTACTGCTCCCGACGGATCTATTCAAGCACGCTTCAATTACATCAGTAACAAGCAGGCAGGATTGGTTGAAGGTGTTTTGGGAGATATTGGAGGTCTGAATCCCGTATACTTAATGAACTCTATGACCGCATCATCGTCTCCGGCATGTAAGTGTTACGAATGCGACGTAACATCTGGATCAGCATTTAACTGGCTAACTCCCGATTTATCTCCTGATTTTGATGCTTCAAAATGTAAGGTCGTAGACTCATCGAAATGCCCTAAAGTGAAAGCCACTGAAGAGTTTGCGAACGATACGTTCATTCCTACAATTATCGCATGGGTTTCATTAGGAGCGCTTCTGTTTTTTCGCAAATAATGAGTTTAAGGAAACGACAATTGAAGGACATAATAAGATGGACAATATCTTCCGAATAAAGAAGCAGCGAGAAACAACGTCTTCCAAAAAGGCGGACGTTGTATCTGGAACTCTGGATTCTGTCCATCAAACGATTGTCACGGGAATACGTGACGAAACCACAAATATTGATTCATTGCGTATTCAACTAGACTCTATGAAATCTGAGCTTGATAATCTAGATAAATCAGCATCTCTACCTGAAATTCTGAAAGCGTCCAAGATGCGCGAAGAAATCAAAGACTTAAGTGAACGATTAGATCAAACGAATCCTTTGACTGATTACTACTTGAAAAATGCCGACATTATGTTGAAGTATTATGGGTCGGGTGAAAAGGTTCAGCAGAGTACAGTCCCAACTGATCAAAACACGTTTGCTAAATATTTACACCAAAATACGACTGAAAATGCTGCTCCATCTAAAAAGAAACTATTCGACGAGTTTGCGGCTCGAATGAAGCTGAATACTGGCGAACCCGCAGAAGTCAAGAAGGCTGTAACTGAGCATTGCGACAAGTGCAATATTGCTCGTGAAGAGTCGTCAGATGAAGGGATTCTAGTATGTCCTTTATGCGGGTCGGAAGAATACATGCTTGTAGTCTCCGACCAGCCGAGTTTTCGTGATCCTCCTAAGGAGAGGAACAATTACGCTTACAAGAAGATCAATCACTTAAACGAAATTCTGAACCAGTTTCAAGCAAAAGAGTCTACCATAATTCCCAATGAAGTCATGAACGAAGTTGTTCTGGAAATCAAGAAACGCCGTATTCAGAACGTAGCCGAATTGACAGAAAAGGATATGCGCGAAATCCTAAAAAAGCTGAATAGATCAAAGTACTATGAACATGCTACTCATATTATTTCTAGACTTAATGGTAACCCTCCCCCTACAATTACTCCTGAAATTGAAGAAAAAATAAGAGCCATGTTCCAGGAAATTCAAGCTCCTTTTTTGATTTATTGTCCTGACGACCGAACAAATTTCTTATCCTATTCATACATTCTCTATAAGTTCTTTGAACTCCTAGAGTTAGATGAGTACAAGGTTTACTTTCCGCTACTGAAATCTAGAGACCGTCTAATTTCTCACGACGCGATCTGGCAAAAGATTTGCGATTATTTGAAGTGGGAGTTTATTCGATCTGTGTAGTTTAATGGACCGCCTTCCACACCAGCTTGTGCGTGAGCATCCAAGCTGCGCCAAACACTGCAGCGTGGGTGAGGGCAACCGTCGTCTTTGATCCGCCCGGGGGTAAGGACAGAACAATGCCAGGTGTCAGCACGAAGAAAAGCGCAGCAGCGTAAAGAGCCATCCACCACATGTCGATATACTTTCTTCGGAGATAAAAATCAAATGAGTGGATATGGTTTACCTTTAGACCAATCCCATATTCCTCGGCGTTTTCGAGTTCCACCACTTCCTCCTAAAACTGACATAAAAATGTTTGCCCCAACGACCGTTCGTCGTGGTAGGGGTGGTAAGAAGCGCAAGAATCGGGTGCGTAAGACTCGCAAGACTCATCGCCAGCCTCGTCGTAAGTGATAAGGCTTTCACATTATTTTCTTCTTCAAGAACATATCAATGATTAGTCGCTGGGGGTATCATCTCATCGTAGATGCTGCCAACTGCGTTCCCAGCTCCATCCGTTGTGCCCGTAATATTGAACAGTTTACTCACACGCTTGTCAAGCGTATCGACATGGTCGCCTACGGCAAGCCACAAATCGTAATGTTTGGAACAGGCAATAAGAAAGGATACACACTTGTTCAGCTTATTGAAACGTCAAATATCACCGCCCATTTTGTAGAAGAGTCCAATGATATGTATCTAGATGTTTTCTCATGCAAGCAGTTCGACCCGTCTGTTGTAGAAGCTGTACTCAATAAACACTTCTTACCCCAGAACGTCAAGACGCGGTATCTTGAACGTCAGGCGGAACACAAGGAACCACCTGGATGGTAAATTAAAAAATTGGAGAGGATGTTTCCATCCTAACTCCGTTTATAGTTTTATGCTCAATCGAGCTTTTTACTGTCTCCAGCCCATTTCTTGTACAGCGCCATCGTCTTGCGAAGATACTCGATCTTCGAAAGCATGTTCGTATATCCTTCATAGTCACCCGCCATCTTAGCGGCATCTATCTCAGCCTGTAGGTCACCGATTCCCATCTCATGGGCAATCGCGAGATCAGATTCAAGATAATGCTCAGCGTACTCGCTTCGCTTCTTGGTCCAAATACGTTTCTCCAGCGCAATGTGCTCGATGTACTTAACAGCCTCAGGAATATCCTTAAACTTCTCCCGCTCCTTCGCGAGACTCTCCATCTTGTTGGAGCAGAACTCCATGTACTTCATGAGCGACTCACCGTCCTCAGGAATCTCCATAACACGCTCTAGCGGGATACCCCACGTGAGCTTGTTGGTCTTGACGACAGGCTGAACCGTAATGGTCTGCGTGTCGGCAATTGCCTCGTCACCCCAGCAGGATGACATCATGTGCTCGTTCATGTCGATAAGCATATCAGTCATGTTGTAGTCGTTAAAAGGCAGCAATGAGACTCTATACCTTACCAAAACTAATTCCGTTTTGTACGTTAGTATGCGTCAGTTCCATGTCCACATGTCTGGTGAGGATCGCGGGAATCAATGCAGTCTCCCGAAGGGCACTGAGTGTAATCTTTCGGGCACTTTGGATTTACTTTCGTATCAGGGTTCGCAAACCCTTCAAGGCGTGGAAGCACATACTTCACGAAGACAAATATCGCAGCGGCTATTCCAACAAGCAGTAGAATAGACTTCTTCTGCATTTATTCTATTTAAGGGGAAGATTCTGACGGCTGCGGCACCTTTCCAGAATCAACACTGTATGTCGCATGACCGGTTGGGACACAATCATTTCCCTGCTGAACGAATCCGTTCGGGCACACGGCTCCAAAGTTACCAAACTTCTCAAGGTAACCCTTGATATTGATCCAGTAGTACCGCATCACAAGGCTCGTGACTACGGCAAATAGAAGAGCGTGGACAATAATGATATGAGTACGGGGCGATGACTTGGAAGGTAGAGTCACAAGTACACCGGGAACGAACGCCACAAACAGCAAGGCTGATATGAGAGAACTGATCAGATCCATTTATTATATTACATAAAGGATTTCTTTACCCAATTGCGATCCGCCTTGAACGTTTTGGAGCGACCTTTTGAGGTACGTTTCGTGTAGGTGGACGCCGCATTCAGTTTACGAAAAGTAGACAGGGCGCCGTAGGAACGCACCGCTTTACGCAACGCAGTGTGTCGAGCCGTCTTCGATTTGGTTACCGTATAACCTTTCTTGACGAGTTCACCTTCTTTTAGAGGTCCAATGCCGGGTCCATGTTTTGATGCCCACTTGCCGGGTGCGCCCATATCGCGAACACGGCGCGAACGCACATGCACCCCCCTTTTCGTAGTGTACCCACGACGACGAATCGTGCGCTTACCTGCATCCATCATACATCCTGCCATTTATTTATACCTTCTTCGTAAAAAATGACGGGCAGCACTTGCGGACTTCAGCCAGCGCAACATCCTTGAGCTTATCGGCTTCAGCCAGAGCAGCCTTCTTGACTTCCGCCTTAACTAGATCTACAGCCTTAATGACGTGGGGCAGAGCATCGTTGACCCAGTCCATTGCGGCCATGCGAATAGATAAAGGCAGATCGGCTGCGCGAATATCCGCCTTGAGTAGCTCAGCTACCTTCTTAATCTTATCATCTACCGCAATTTCACCTTGTAGCTCGACCTCCGCGATCTTGGAGAGCGCAAGCTTGAGGACGGCTGTTAGATCCGAGAAATCTACGGAACCGGAGGCAGGCGCAGGCGCAGGCGCAGAAGCAGGTGCGGGTGCCGGAGCCGCTTCTACTACACCAGTAGCAGCAGCCTCAACTGAAACGGAAGCGGCAACAACTGGCGTATCTGACATTTTGTTACTACTCGGTAAATATTCTGTAAACCCGAACTAGAGACCAAAAATTGTGTAAATACAAAATGCGTTGGAGCATCTTCAATTTTTTTGTAGGGTTGGTAGGAGCTACCTACTGCTGGGATTCTAACCCACCAGCATCAGCTATGGGCGTCCTTCCTCCATGTTACTTAGGATCTATTTCATACCCAACAACTGGAGTTAATCAGCAGTATTCTTACCGTTTTAATACATCTACAACGGCACCATGGCTGGTAGGGTTTACATTTCGTCAAGATCCTGGTTTCTGGACGTTCACGAACCCTACTTTGACAAAGGCTATTCCTTACTCATCTACCCAAATTTTACAGAATTCTAATTTGCAAACTGGCGGAACCGTGGTTGTGAACGGTAATTCTGTAAGCGTTCCTACAAATTTTCAAGTATGGTATCAAGCCGGCCAGCCTCCTCCGGCTGCAGGAACTTGGTCTACTGGACAATGGTATGATGGAGCCGTAGGAACGTTTGATGGAATATACCAATCTTTCAATGCTACGGGAAATGTTACATATTCACTGACCTTTTTTGTGAGTGGTACAAACCCATCTGATGGAAATGCAATTCAGTTGGGAGTTTATGCTCTACCATGTTCTGATCCAACAGCTCCTCTAGAATTGTGTATTCCACCTGCGTCCATAGGATTTGATGTAGCTACACTACCTGCTTCAGGAACATCTACATCATCGTCAGTCCAGTCCGTATCACCTTCAACATCGTCTAATAGAACACCGTCTTCGTCACCTTCCGTCTCCATATCTGCTAGCAAGTTCATGACTGCATCTTCAATTGCAACTCTGTCTGGATCAGGATCTTCAACGTTAAGCCAGAGCCAAAGCCTTTCTCTTTCAGCCACATTGGCTTCTACTCCGTCAATAAGCGCTACAGCGTCCGCTTCACCTTCTCTAACTACTGCAAATACTGCTTCCATAACTGGATCTCTATCTGGGTCATTTTCTTCATCAGTATCTTCATCAGTATCTTCATCAGTATCTTCATCAGTATCTTCATCAGTATCTTCTTCCATCTCTCCTACTTGGTCCCAGTCAATATCTTCATCCATCTCCTATTCTTCTTCCACGAGTCAAAGTGTAACTTTTTCCGTTTTACCAACTGGAACCGGAACTGGAACTACGACTCTAACCGGAACTGGAACTACGACTCTAACAGGAACAGGAACTGGAACTGGAACTGGAAGTGGAACTACGACTCTAACTGGAACTGGAACTGGATCTTGGTCTCCTAATGCAACACTGTCTACAAGTATTTCTTGGTCAGGAACAATGGCTTTCAGTTTGACTGGGACAAATACGTCTACTCCATCGGTATCGTGGTTTTCTATTTCAGCTTCAGCAAGTCCGACGTTTTTTTCGGTAACTTCAACTCCTCTTTTTATGTTCACACCGTTTCCAACTACAACGTCATCGCCAACTACATCAGCTAACTTAACTGCAGCAGGACTCGCTGCAGCTGCTGCGTCAAGTAATACCGGCACCATTCTCGGCGGTGTTGCCGTAGGAATGGTGGGTATTTTAGGAGGAATTATGCTCTTGATGAATGCTCCGACCAAAACTATTAATACGTTCTTAGTCAATATCGTAAACCGCGCCCCGATTCCTGATTCCATGAAAGCTGCGATTGGCGACGATCCGCTTGGTAAACTCAAATCAGTACGTTCAATGGTATCTGATCCTAAATCAGTAATTGATGAGCTACCACTTCCAGATAGTGTAAAGGAAATGGCAGATAGTGTATTGCCGAATAGTGCAAACGATATTGATAAGGTAAAATCTAAAGTTACATTTGCACCTGAATCTACCGCCGACAGCGTAATTGTTCCGGTAGTTGCCGCAGCAGTAGTGGCTACAGTAGTAGCTAAGACCGAATCTACTCCCAAACCAGCGCCAGCACCAGCTCCTGCTCCTGCTCCACCTCCAACTCCAAAGCCAGCTCCGACAAAACCACCTGGAATCGCAGATAAACCTAAACCAGCTAACACGGCAACTCCTGCTCAGCAGAAGCAGAATGACGACAAGAATAAGAAAGCTAAAATTGAACTGAATGCGGCAGATTTAGCGAATGTTCAGGCTTTTTTGAAGCAGAAGGGAACTGAACATAAAGTTATTCAGTAGTTTGAGATTTCGGGCACGAAGAACATCCGGGCTTGGGATCGGCGACTTTAATCTGAGATGAAATTGAGTAAGCGTAAAGTCCAACCACTAGTAGAGCACCCAGACCCATCAGGATAGTCGTCCAAGAGATCGTGAACATTTATTACTTACACCTACCGGAATCTATAATTTTAAACCGAATGAACAATCATCTCCTCGATAACTTTTATGTTGTCGCGGTGATGACGAACCCTGAGCGTTACAAGAAGCGCCCACAGCTATTTCGTGAGTTTCAGGCACGAATGGCGAAGTACGGTGCAAAACTGTATGTCGTAGAGGGTGCATATGGCGACCGCGAGTTCGAGGTGACTGAGGCGGAGAACCCTCGTCATATCCAGGTACGTACGGACTCCGAGCTATGGCATAAGGAGAATCTCATCAATATCGGTATTTCTCGTCTGCCTCCTAACTGGGAGTATGTTGCCTGGCTAGACGGCGACATTGATTTCGTGCGGCCTGACTGGATGGAGGAGACTGTTCACGAGCTCCAGCATCACCCGGTCGTTCAGTTGTTTGAGGATGCAGTAGATCTAGGCCCTAACCACGAGATTCTGACGACTGCCAAGGGGTTTGCTTTCTGTTACAAGAATGGTGAGCCTTACGGCAAGATGGTATCCAAGTCTGCAGAGCATGAGGGTTGCGAACTACCGTCGGAGTACTATGAGGCAGAGTACGGTAACGGTATTTACTGGCATCCTGGGTATGCTTGGGCTGCGACGCGCGAGGCTGTGAATACGATGGGTGGTCTGTTTGATTATGGTATTCTGGGTGCGGGCGATCATCATATGGCCTGTGCTCTCATTGGCGAGGCTCAGCGCTCAATCCCCAAGGGCGTACACCCACATTACCGTCAGCTCGTCCTGAACTGGCAGGAACGTGCACTGCGTCTCCACAAGAACATTGGCTATGTCAAGGGCACGATCTATCACTTCTGGCACGGAAAGAAGCGCGATCGCAAGTACCGTGACCGCTGGGCAATTATGATCGATAATGAGATTGATGTTCTGGCGCATGTCCACAAGGACTGGCAGGGACTTTGGACACTGTATCCTGGCCACGATGAGTTCCGCGACGATCTGCGCAACTATTTCCAGTCCCGCAATGAAGATTCAATTGATAAGGTATGAGTGAGTTAGAATTGCCCAAATAAACTCGGAGTAAAAAGTGGTTCTTTAGCTCACTCGGTAGAGCATCTGGCTGTTAGGTATGCCGTTGGCACCGGAAGGTAGTAGGTTCGATCCCTACAAGAACCGTTTTAAGGAACGTAATAGACTAAAGAATAATGGAATACGAATCTGATCGTGCACTGAATGATCCACATTTAGAAGAAGCTAAACGCAAAGCCCTTTGTGATTTTGATACTTATTTCAATCTGAAAGGTGAAGAGCCAGACACGAGTGGAGTTGAAAAAACGTACCAGTCTCGGATTGAGGGTGTTCCAGTAGATGAAGCTCAGGGCTTCTGGATCAATGGGGGGAAGATTGGCGGAAAGAAAGATGAACAGATTGAAGCTCCTCGTACTTTTGATCATGATCTTCCGTCTCTCCTAAAAGACGGACCGACCGATCTTCCCAAAGGAGATTGGGCAGAATCAAAGTTAACCCCGGCTGAAATTGAGGAGCGCTTGAAGGCTCACGATTTTACATTTCCTGAGTTGTTGCCAACATTGGCATATTACTCACCTGCAGGAAACCTTGAGATGAGCGTTGACGAATACAACAAGGGAGTCAACATCGGTCCAAATAACGAGCCAGTGTATCGGCAAGTGTTTCCTGAGGACAATAAGGTTTAGTTCTCTATAACCAGCTTACGTGTATCTGACGTATAAAGTATAGTATGGGTATTCCTTTTTATTTTGCGAGTTTGATTAAGTCCCATCGTGGCATTACTGACAGCGTAAAACGTGGACTTCCACTCGAAGTTGACGTTTTAGGTGTAGATTTCAATTGCCTGATTCATCGGTATCTCAAAGAAGATAAGCCGATTGAGTCTATTATCGAAGCATTCGCTTACCTTTTGGAACACGTATGCAAAGCCAAGAAAGTCCTTATTGCTCTGGATGGTTTAGTTCCGTACGCCAAGATCGTTCAGCAGCGGTACCGTCGTATGCGCATCAAAGAAGAAACCCCTTTTGACCGTAACCTGATTTCGCCAGATACTCCTTACATGCGAGAACTCGAAGCTGCGCTCGTAGCCAAGTTTCCGTACGCAGAAATCAGTCGTACGACTGTACCCGGCGAAGGCGAGCACAAACTCATTGTGGATATGAAAAAGATTCCGGCCGAGCATCGGAAGTCAGTTTGTATTTACGGTCTGGACGCTGACCTGATTCTCATCTGCCTCCAAAACAAAGAACTCAGCGATCCGCATAAAATGCATTTGCTGCGTGAGAGCGCTGAGTTCGATGACCCGAAACTGAAAACTGCGGAGTTTGCCACAATGAATATTTGGGAACTATCTACCCAACTTCCACTTCCGACCGAACAGTATATGGCTCTATCGATGCTGTGTTTCGGTAACGACTTCATGCCGAATTTGGGAATGTTCTCGTTGCGCGAAGACGGGTACAATCGCGCTCTTCAATTTTACCAAGAATCGGGTCGCCCTGATCTACTTACACCTGAAGGCCGCCACCAGTTCTTTAAGTACTCTGCTTCAAAGGAGATGGGGGTTCTGAAAGAGCGCATTAGTCTACGTAAGCGTCCGGAAGAGAAAGCTGTTCTAGGCAAGGATCAAACCGAGTTTTCGAGGAAGTATGGACTTCATATTTTGGACGGCGTTTTGGATATGGAACCAGTGGTAGAAGCGTACTGGAAAACTCTGCACTGGTCATGGCACTACTTCACTCAAAGTACTCCGATTAATTGGGGATGGGTGTATCCTTACGCAGATGCGCCTCTCGTATCAGATATTGTGAAATATGCTGAAACGGGAGTACAAAAAGGCAAACTGAATTTTACTCTATCTGATCAACTTCATTTCATTATGCCTGCTTCTTCTCTCAAGAAGACTAGGAGACGCGTAAAGTTCCCAGACGAACTTCATAATGAAGAAACGCGCAATCCATGGATGAAACGTCATTTTTGGGAAATGAAGCCGAGAATCTCGTTGCCATGGAATCCTAACGACGAATTAACGAAAATCGTCCCGATCGTAAACTGAATCCTACTTGTACAGGATTCCCATCAGCTGTTAGACCCGGCAATACATTACCCGTTGGTCCTCTCACATTCATAATTGGTTGGACAACATCCGCCTCGGGAATCTGAACATCAAAGTTCGTTTCCCGATGATTCCAATATTCATTATTAATCTTTGCCATTTCTCTTACCGATCGTGACATCATAAACCCCTCGGCATCTGGACTAGCCCAGTTACGCTGCAAATACAATAAATACCGGTTACGGTATTCTGTCGCACTTGTAACTTTTGTTAGCATTTGAAGTGTGTCAATACTATCACGTATCGATTGAATAATTGGTTTATCTAGACGTCTATTCACGGTATTATGTGCGCGACATACAAACGTGAATAATTCGGCTTTACTATTCCACCAATTAGGGTTTCTTGATATATATGTTCGATACATAGACCCAAAATGTGTTTTGCATGAAGGACATGATATAGTTTCAGCAAACAGTTCTACGAATTTCTTCATAAGAATCTTATCTGCTGGTGATGGGGAGTCGGGGTAATTTGCCGAAATTGAATGTAAAGTTATCCACCCAAGTGGGCCCCATCTGGCTGTCATTAATTATTCTGAGGAAATGAAACCGGCTAACATTGCCCCGCTGAGCATTTCTCGTTTGACACGTGCCGGAGTTTCGGGATTCTTTAGAAGGTTGTGTTTCTGAACAAGCTCATCAACTTTACGATCGCTCATTTTTGAGATCTTTTTCTTAATCGTTTTCCGACGGCGTTTCTCGCCATGATCAGTGAATAATCTTATCGTATGTTTACGTGACGATTTCTTAAACGGAGGGGATTTAGCAGGGTCAGATGTAGGTTTGACTTTCATAGTTTTCTTCAGTACTCCACGAGGAAACGTCCGCATACTTTTAGACCTCTTTCTGGCTGTAATAACAGGTTTGGAGTCTGGAGCTTTCTTTTCAGGTGCGGGAGGAGTTGGTTTACTGTCTCCGTCTACCTTGGTGATTTTGTAAACCGGTTTTTCCTTGTCGGACATACAGTTCTATTATAAAAACGAATAATTAGATTTACGGGAACTGAATCTTATAGAACCAGCATGGAGTGGGACGCAATCAAGACTTATTTCAAGAATGGTGTCCCGCGGCTTGTTGAGCATCAGATTGAGTCATTTGAGGATTTCGTGCGTAACAAGATCCCGCTGATCGTGTGCTCAACAGCACCGATTGTTGTGTGGCACGAACAAGATGAGGCTACCAAGAAGTACAAGTATGAGTTTCGTCTAGCGTTTGAGAATATCACGTACACGAAGCCGCGTATTCAGGAAGCGACTGGGCGAATTAAGCCTATGTTTCCTCAGGACGCACGTACACGCAATTTCACGTATGCCGCCCAGATGTTCTCGGACATCAGGTTTACGGTTCGGTCTTACAAGGCTCCAACCTACGCGACATTCGATGAGGAAGTCAAGGTGTTTGAGGGCGTATCCCTCGGCAAGATTCCGGTGATGCTAGGGTCGTCGCTGTGTATTATGTCTGACTACCCAATGTCCAAGGAAGAAATTGGCGAGTGCCCTTACGATCCGTTCGGGTACTTTCTGATCCATGGATCTGAACGTACCATCCTGAGTCAGGAGAAGGTGGCGGATAACCAGATTATGGTCTTCTTCAACAAGAAGACGGCGTCCAAGTACACCTACTCTGCCGAAATGAAGTCTCTACACGAATCGTTCACGACTCCTCCCAAGAAGCTGGAAGTCCGGATTTCCGCCAAGTTTAATGGTTATGGGTACCCACTCACAATGTGTGTACCTCGTTTCCGCGAAGACATTCCGCTGTGTGTAATGTTCCGTGCGTTCGGTGTAGAAAAGGATCAGGATATTGCCGATATCATTTATCCGGATGGGAATGAACGTCAAGTTGGGGCACTAGAAGCATCTTTCCGTGAGTGTGCCGATATCAAGGTATTTACTCGCGACGATGCGGTTGACTACCTTACACACCATCTGCAGTACGGAACCACGCAGGAAGATAAGAAGGCGTATGTACGGTCTCTTCTAGAGACTGAGTACCTCCCACACGTGCGGTTTGGCGGAGATACATCTCCACTCTCAGTCCTAGAAGCCCGCAAGGTCATTCTTACCGGTTGGGTTGTACGTAAGTTGATGCTCACGGAATCGGGACGGCTGAAGGTCGATGATCGTGATGCTTACCCGAATAAGCGCGTAGTATCAACCGGTGCTCTACTCACCCATCTGTTTCGTCAACTGTTTCAGAAGGTATGCAAGGATATTCGCTCAAAGTTCGTTCATGAAGTCAATAATGATACATGGAAGAAGCGCGAGACGCCTCGGCCGCTTGAAGTCCTGAACGTGAATAACTTGTACAAGATTCTGAAGGTGTCAACTATTGAAGGTAAGCTGAAGCAGGCTCTTGCGACTGGTAACTTTACGGTACAGGGTCTAGGTACTTCCACTGTATCGACAGCTACGAAGATGGGAGTATCACAAGTCTTGAATCGTCTCTCGTACTCTGCTACCCTGAGCCATGTACGTCGTATTCAGACACCAGTTGAGAAGTCGGGTAAGCTTCTGGCTCCTCGTAAACTTCATGGTACATCTTGGGGGTATGTTTGTCCAGTCGAGACTCCCGAAGGTCATTCGGTCGGTATTGTGAAGTCTATGTCTATGCTTACCTCGGTCACGCAGCATAGCCCTGCTGCTGTAGTTCTGACGTTTCTCAAGAACCAGCCAGTCGAATGGATCCGTGAGATCCGGAAGTACAACGGTACTATGGTCATTCTGAACGGCGTAATTCTGGGATACACTACAGCTCCTGAGCTTCTACATGATGCTCTGCGTAAGGCTAAGCGCTCATTCAAGATTCATCCGCATACCGGAGTGTCATGGAACATCCATCATAATATTATTAATGTAGAAACTGATGGTGGTAGGTTTGTCCGTCCGCTGTTTCGAGTAGAGAATGGCAAGATACTTCCTCCTCCAGAGCGATCAGACGAATGGAACGATTGGGTGCGGACGTGTGTAGAGTACATTGATCCAGCAGAAACTGAAGTCATTCGAGTATCAATGTTTCCCCGCGAAATCACGAAGTCACATACGCATTGTGAAATTCATCCTACTCTGATTCTAGGGCATATGGCTTCTAGTATTCCATTTAGCGATCACAATCAGTCGCCACGTAATACGTACCAATCGGCTATGGGCAAACAGTCAATGGGTATATTTGCTCGGAACTACGCTAAGCGTCTCGATAAGAATGGGTACATTCTGTGTTCACCTATGCGCCCATTCGTGGAAACGCGAATGATGAATGTTCTGAATACACACGAGATGCCAAGTGGTGATAACGTGATTGTAGCGATTGGGATTTATTCGGGATACAATCAGGAAGATTCGGTCATTATGAACCGCTCATCAATTGATCGTGGAATGTTTCGGACACTGTACTACACGATTTATAAGGACGAAGAGCATCGTAATGTATCGTCGGGGAAGGAAGAGAAGTTTGCCAAGCCTCGGCGCGAGAATACGCGTGGATTCAAGACGTCAGCATACCATGCCGTCCAAGACAATGGTGCTCCCGCCATGAACTCCTACATAAAGGAGAACGATGTAGTTATTGGAAAGGTTACGAGCCTGAAGAATGATCCGAATGGATACGCTTTCCGTGATTCGTCCACTATCCATCGCAATTCTGAAACTTGCCGAGTCGACGGAGTTTGGAATGAGAAGAATTCGGATGGGTACCCTTTCGTCAAAGTCCGTGTGGTTTCGGAACGTGTCCCCGAAGTTGGTGATAAGGTTTCATCCCGTCACGGACAAAAGGGAACGTGTGGCATCATTCTCAATGAGGAAGATATGCCCTACACTGCTTCCGGCCTGCGTCCCGACATCATCATGAATCCTCATGCTGTACCTTCGCGAATGACCATCGCTCAGCTGATGGAAACCATGCATGGCAAGATCTGTGCCGAGAAGGGTACGCTAGGCGACGGTACACCATACTCTCATCTGAAGATTGGAACTCTAAAGGAACACTTGCTGGCTCTAGGCATGCATCCGTATGGCAATGAGGTCATGTACAACGGTCAGACTGGCGAGATGATGGAAAGCGAGATCTTTATTGGTCCGACATTCTACCAGCGCCTGAAGCACATGGTAGTAGACAAGAAGCATTCGCGTTCTCGTGGTCCTATTGTGTCTCTGACGCGCCAGCCTTGCGAGGGACGGTCACGCGATGGCGGTCTTCGCGTCGGCGAGATGGAGCGAGACTGTATGTTGTCGCATGGTCTGGCTGTCTTTACCAAGGAACGTCTAATGGATGTTTCCGATCCGTTCACGACAGGATTCTGTAAGACATGCGGAACTTTGGCAGTTGTGAATCCTTTGGAAAATGTGTACCATTGCGGCAACTGCGGAATGAAAACTCACTTCGAAATGAAGACTATCCCTTACGCTGTCAAGCTTTGGTCACAGGAACTTGAGGCTATGCACATCGTACCCCGAATGGTGTTTGAGTAAACGTTTAAATAAATACAAATTAGCATACTAATGCTTACAACCGGTATACATGCCGGTCTAGGAAACCAATTGTTCAAACTAGCGTCATTAGAAGGAATTGCCCAAGAAACTGGGCGGTCTTTTTACATTCATCCGAGTATTGTTCAACGAAGTCCTCATTCCTCAAGAAGCTATTTTCAAACTATATTTAAGAACTGGAATCAGTATGTGTCTGACCAGATGGCTGTTATTATAAATGACGATGAATTTGCACATAAATTAAACTGGAAAGAACATATTCCAAATGAACCTAATACAAGTTATTGTATTGGAGGTTATCTCCAGAGGTGGGAATACATTCATCCGATTCGGGAAAGGTTTATTGAACGTCTGTCATTTAACGAAGATATTGTGAGCAAGTATCCGGATATAAAGGATATGTTTTTTGTTCATGTTCGAGGAGGGGACTATATCGGATCATCGTTACATCATGTTGACTTAATCGAATACTATAAAAAGTGTTTGGATGCGGTGCACCCACAACCTCTTGTTCTATTCACAAATGACAAGCAGTATGCCATGAAAATTATGGAAGGGAGGTCATTCCTTATTGCCGATGAGAATGAAGAGGATTCAATGTACTTGATGTCCAAATGCAAAGGTGGTATTATGGGCAACTCTACATTTGCATGGTGGGGGGCGTATATAAACCCTAATCGGCAGATATTCATGCCTTCAAAATGGTACTTGGATAATAGATTTGATTGTTCTGGGTACTTCTTTCCCGGATCTATTGTCGTAGAAGTGTGATGACTCGTTTCTTCGGTAAAGATAATGTTGCAGTACGTAGTTGAGTTTATGGGTACTCTAGTTGTCGTATATGCTTTGTTGCTCACCGACACGAACCCAGCAGTTATGGCCATAGTGTATTTTGCAGTGTATACGGTTGCAGGTGAAATGTCTACAGGAACGTTTAATCCTTTGGGAGCTTTGGGGTACTACATGATTGGTCGGATGTCATTACAGGAAATGGCCCTCAATGTTTCAGCGCAAATATTTGCGATGGAAGCTGCTGTTATCTCTTTCTTACCGATAAAGGCTTTCATAGGAGACTTGTATTAATTGTAAAATGAGTCTGTACATTTACGTCATTAACCCTAATCACCGTGAACTACAGCGTGACCATGTACGCAATCGTCGTGTCACAGATTCTGGTGTAGATCTAGTTTGCCAGAAAACCACTCTTCAGATTCTACCTCCTCCACAGAATCTGGGGCTAGAAATCAAGACAGGTGTAATTGCGGCTGCTCTGGATAATCAAGGTAACCCAGCACCTTACCTTCTTCTAGCTCGGTCATCTACGTCCCTAACTCCTCTGCGTATGTCGAACCAGATTGGACTCGCAGATGCCGGATACCGCGGCGAGCTGATTGCTAGGGTAGACTGTTTTGATCCGAGTATCTCAGACTATACAGTTGCGGAGGGGCGCCGACTCTTTCAAATCGTTCAGCATAATTGGCTGCCGTACGATCATGTTATTATGGTAGATTCTCCTGCGGATCTTCCGGCTGCTCCAGATAATCGTGGTGGTGGTGGATTTGGATCTACAGGCAACTAACATTCTCTAAGCAAGCCCTTTTAGCATAGTGGTATTGCGTTCGCCTTGTAGTCACTGACTAGTGAGCGAAAGGTCATGAGTTCGATTCTCATAGGGGGCACCATATGAACCAACCGGTTTTCATATGATGCTCTTTATACATTCAATGCCAGACATCGCTATTTGTTATTGGGGTTTGTCTCGATCAACAAAGCATGTTTACAAAAGTCATTATGAAAACATTTTCAATATTTTGAAGAATGCGGGATTGACGTATGACACATACTTTCATACTTGGGACGTAAAGATTAATCGTATTTGGGGTGAGGTTTCGCCAGTTCTTCCGGATCCAGAAGAGTATAAGCTGCTGGAACCGACAGTGTACAAAGTGGAAAGTCAGGATGATTTTTTGAATTCGATTACGTTCAGCGATTATTTCTATCAAGAAGCATGGGATAAGTATGGCGATACTCGGGCACCTGGAGGCGAATGGCCTGACTATATGATCAGGAATCATTTATGCGCACTAGAAAGCCAGAAGAGAGTTACACAAATGATGCTTGAATCTGGAAATTCTTATAAGTTTGTATTGTATGTGAGACCTGATGTCGAAATAGACACACCATTTCCATTTAAAATTCTTTCTGAAATTGGGTTTCGGTGTATTGGCATTCCGGATTTTGATCATTATGAGGGATATAACGATCGCGGATGTATAGTGCGGTTTGAGGACTGTGCTTTGTATGCCAAGAGAATTGACGAGATCAAAGAATTTCGAAAACATAATGGACGAATTGTTTCTGAAAAATACGTGAAGTTTATTGTGGATAAATATTTCAAGATGATTCCTATGCAGTTTATCTTTACAATTATCAGACCAAAGGCCTAATGAGCCAGAGAGAAATAGCATCGTGAATGACGGCGCCCCAGTATGCTGAATACAGGGATTGACCAAAACCAAATATCATCCCTAGAATGAGGATGATGGACCGCAAGAAAGTGTTCAGGATGGGGTTCGCGGTCGGCCAGAGTAGGACGTTCATTTGTCTCTACAATTTTTTTTTCTTGCTGTAGAGCATAAACACAAAATGGGAGGTGGTCTGATGCAGCTCGTCAGCTATGGCGCGCAGGATATTTACATCTCGGGCAACCCCCAGATTACGTTCTGGAAGATTCTGTACAAGCGCCACACGAACTTCGCCGTAGAGTCCATTGAGGTGACGTTCAACGGACAGGCGGACTTCAACAAGCGCGTAACGGCCGTCATCAACCGTAACGCCGACCTGATGTACAAGACGTACATCCAGGTAGTACTCCCCCAGGTTGACTGCACTGCCGGTACGGGCCAGGGCTTCCGCTGGCTCAACTACATCGGCCACCGCCTGATCAACCAGGTCGAGCTGGAGATCGGTGGCCAGCGCATTGACCGCCAGTATGGTGACTGGATGCAGATCTGGACGCAGCTGTCGACGGATGCCGGTAACATCGCCGTGCTGGACTCCATGCTGGGCAACACGCACGACCTTGTGCTGATGAAGCGCGGCACGGGCCTCGCGCAGGATGCGACGTGCTCCAGCTCAGAGACGACGATCTCTTGCGTCCCCCGCTCCGGCACGCCCGCCAAGACGCTGTACATTCCCCTCCAGTTCTGGTTCTGCCGCAACCCTGGTGTGGCGATCCCGCTCATTGCGCTCCAGTACCACGAGGTGCGCATCAACGTCGACTTCGAGACGTGGCAGAACTGCATCTACGCCGAGTCCGCCGTAGGTGTACCCTCGACGTCCGGCACGGGTGTTGCCCAGTCGCTGGCCGCCGCCTCGATCTACGTCGACTACGTCTACCTCGACACGGAGGAGCGCCGCCGCTTCGCCCAGCAGTCCCACGAGTACCTCATCGAGCAGGTACAGTACACGGGTGCTGAGTCGATCACGTCGTCGTCCAACAAGGTCCAGCTGAACTTTAACCACCCCGTCAAGGAGCTCCAGTGGGTCGTCCAGCGTGACTCGTTCGTTGACTGCTCGACGGCTGCCTGGCTCGCGTCAGTTGGCGGTGCGCAGCCCTTCAACTACTCCGACGACTTCTCGACGGACGGCATGATCACGTCCCTGCTCGCGCAGGTATCGGGCGCCCAGGGCGCTGTTGGTGGCCTCACGTCGGTCTCCACGGGAATCACGGCCGCTGTGGGTCAGGGTGCCTCGGAGTCGTCTTCGCTCATTGGTGCCGAAACGTTCGACGTCAGCGGTGTTGCGGAGTTCGAGTCGGGCGTCAACTACCTGCTCGCGAAGGTCATCCTTGCCTCGAACGTGCGCTGCGAGGGCAAGAACCCCGTGGAGGTTGCCAAGCTGCAGCTCAACGGCCAGGACCGCTTCACGGAGCGTGAGGGTGCCTACTTCGACAAGGTCCAGCCTTACCAGCACCACAGCCGCTCGCCGTCTACGGGTATCAACGTTTACTCGTTCGCCCTGCGCCCCGAGGAGCACCAGCCCAGCGGCACGTGCAACTTCTCGCGCATTGACAAGGCCACGCTCCAGCTCACGGTCTCGCTCAACACGGTTGTCGGCACGCGCACGGCGCAGGTCCGCGTCTACGCGCTCAACTACAACGTCCTCCGCGTCATGTCCGGCATGGGTGGCCTCGCGTACAGCAACTAAGCGTAAAACGCTTAGCGCTAACCGTAATCCAAACAATAATAAAAAAACACAAATAAGCGTCTGAATTGACTTTTATTTGTGTTTGAGTTTCCTAATGGTTAAAAATATTTTTCTTAAAGTAAGTCTTCATACTTAACATCTTTAGTTTTGATATTTTTATCGAATATGTACAACCACATCCGTTCAAGAGTCCACGGACAAACCAGACAATTAGTCATGTTGTTGTATTGCGTATTATTTACATCGACCATCACTTTTCGAATGACTTCATAGAACTCCTTTGGTCTGTTCAGGATACATGATTTTGGGACAATATATTGAGCGCCCCAACAAACGTTAACTGTATCAGAAAGAGGACTATCAAATAGTGCTTTGAACGATTCGCGAGTTCTTGTATATATATTGTGCGATTCTTGTACTACGTAGTTTAATGATCTAGTAACATCAGAATTATTGATTGACTGAATACATTTATTTAGATAATTTATATTTTTTTCCCAGAGGTGGTCAAACGGATGACCTTGTAAGAAAACTACATGATCTGGTAAGTTATCATAATGTTCAATAATATACCTCAAATACGTTTCCGCCTCTCTTCCAACATTTGGAATATCTTTGTCTTTATCATAAATCTTGTATGGACAAGATAACTCTTTTACCCAAGAGACATCTTCCTTAAATTTTGCAATTACAGCAAGTACTTTTATATTAGAGCCATCCATATTTTTAGTAGTCATATTAATTACGTTTAAACTATTTTTACGTATATTATTACAGTTAAAATGGTCGTATAGTGATAATATAAGTGCGTAATGTTCACACTACGTGATTGGCAAACTTTACCAAAAGACAAACGTAATTATATTATCCAAGCATCAACGACTGATGGAAAAGATGGAAAACAAGATTTTCCTATTGGAATGAGTTATCATTACCTTTGTCACAATAACTCTCGAAAAGAGACCCAAATAGGTCCTCATAATAAACTTGTCTTGTTTGCGATCGCAGAACAGACTGATCTGTATTCAAAAAACAAAGAAAGAAAAACGACTCGCGAAAAAGTTGTATCTGTACTTTCTGCAAACGGTATTCCGAATATACAAATAGATCCAAGTCAATACTTTGTATCTCTACCGTCATACAAATTCGTAGTTTCTCCGGAAGGAAAAGGTGAAGACTGTCATCGCCATTATGAAGCTTTAATGGCTGGATGTATCCCTATAGTTGAACACAATCCACATATCGAAAAACTATATGAAGGATGTCCGATACTGTACACTTATGACTACTCAGAAATAACACCAGAATATTTAGACCAAAAGTACTCTGAAATGTTTGATAAATTATATGACTTTTCCAAACTGTTTTTATCGTCATATTCTACTAACGCTCAAGAATACATAAAATACTGTTCCAACTTTTGGGCCTCTTTCAGAACAGGAAAATCCGTGTATCGCAAATGGGGGAACTTTATATAAAAATATGAATGCTTACTTATTAATGAAGCTATATAATAGAACAATATCTAGAGTTATAGAGCATCATGCTAATCTTCCACCACCCAAACCAGATATTGTGGATCTAGTATATTACACCATTGGTTTCAATCCAAAATACTTGGATCTTTTATATATGTCAATTGAATCAATTCGTAATAAAAATGACATAGATATACTAGTTATATGTGACGAGTCACTTCTAACCCAGTGTACGGAAAAACTGGCATGCTTCAAGAACGTTTGTGTTGAACAGTGTAAGAATTCTATTAACGCAATGGATTCATCTATGAAGAAGCTTCTCATATTTGACTACGATATTTCAAAGTATTCAAAAATTATGTACATTGATTCGGATATTTTAGTAGACTTACAACTTGACCAGATATTTATTAAAATCGTAAATGCTAAGAATCTATACGCATTTGCCGAACATAAAGAATATGGGTATCATGCAACGAAGTTTTTTTCGTTGATGAACTATACTTACGATGACTATACCTTCTTTGCTAAAAATAAGATTTATCCATTTAATTGTGGTCTGTTTGCGTTTGTAAATACTCCAATAATGAAAGCTCATTTTGCTAATATATTAGACATGGTTGAGAAACACGAAGGAGAATATTATTATGAACAGTCGTTTATGAACGTGTACTTTAACAAACGTAAGTTGGTCGATACGACTGTGATAAATGATACAAACTGTATCATGAATATTAATTTTTCAGATATGAAACCTTCGTATGATAAGTTGACATGGACAAAGTTTTCTTTCCGGAGCAGGTTCTTTCATTTTTGTTACAATCAAGGAGCAGACGTCAAATTGTTAGAAATGACATGGTGGAAAAATAAGTACTTCAAGTAATAATAAATGGACGCTACACTTGCTGCTGGTTCTCGTCGTAAGACTATGCGCAGCAAGAAGATTGGATCCCGTCGTAAAGTGTGGAACGGAACGGCCGAGAAGACGAAGGGTGGTTTAACGCGCAAAGATTTGAAGAAGAACAAGCATGGACGCATTGTGAGCGTCAAGCGTAGTGCGCGCGGTGGAGCGATGGCAATGGCTGGTGGGTATGACAGCAGTTCTGACGAGGACAAAAAGAAAGATGAGGAATAAATAATGAAGGTCAAGACTTGGCACGTTGGATGTCTAGTCGTTTTAATTGCTGCGGCTTTGTACTTTCTTGTAGGTACTCGTGAAGGCATGGACGACCCAAAGTGCCCTGTTGGAGCTCCAGGTATCAGCTCGGTAACTCTGACTGGTGGTCAGAAGGTTCGGTTGTACACTGCAGGAGAATGCTCCGCGATGGGAGGGAACTTTGCTGCGAATGGTAAGAAGAATTGGGGAATGGCTAACGATAGTGTTGGCGAGTGCATAGGTACATCTAACGGAATCAATGTTGGATTCTGTAATCAGGGTGCTCCTCCTTCGTCCGCAGCCCAGACAGCTGTATCTCCTCCTCCTCCACCAGCCGCTCCTGCCACTCCAGCTGCCGGTTCATCTATGACTCCGGCAGTCCCATCGCCGACCCCATCAACTGCTGCAGCTCCGGCGTATAGTTTAACATGTATGGCTGCTCCGGTTTCTGGAATGGTTGGTTCAGTCGGTATGCCCGAAACTCCAGCTGCTTGGAATGTCTCTCAGCCTCCGTCGGGATGGAATTCTAAGAACGGGTACACCACTACTGGAAACTGAACCCATTTTAAGGATTAGATCGTACTAACAACGGCCTATTCGTATAGTTGGTTAGTACGCGGGACTCTGAATCCCGAAACTCAGGTTCGAATCCTGGATGGGCCATAAAGCATTTTAAACGCACCGACTTAAAAAGTATAAAAATGCCGGAGTTTATCGTTGAAGCGAAGACTGTCCAAACAGGCGCTGTTCGCACACTGACGGAAGCTCTGAAGTGTATTTTGGTCGAGATGTCTCTCATTTTTGACAAGGATGGAATTCGGATGGTTGCGATGGATAATACCCGCACGGTTCTCGTTCATTTGCGTTTGTATGCCGACAAGTTCGAGAAGTTCTCGTACAACCATAATCAGGGCAAGTTCGTGATTGGTATTAACACCGATCATCTGTACCGCATTCTGCGCACGGCCACCAATGATGATACTGTCACATTTTACGTTGACCATACGGATCCTAATACTTTGGGTATTCTTCTGGAGGACGGCGAGAAGAAGCAGGTGACGCGGTACAAGCTCAATCTCCTAGATCGCGACGAGCCAGATATCCAGTTGCCAGAAACCGAGTTCTCGGCGCATTTCACGATGCCGTCACTGGATTTCCAGAAGATTTGCCGCGACATGACTCTGCTAGGAGCTAAGACCGTAGAAATCAAGAATGTTGCTTCGTCACTCACGTTCGGATGCAAGGGCCACTTCGCTTCCCGAACGACCGTAATGGGCGACTCGGAGAACGAGTTTTCAATCAAGAAGAAGGATAATGCTGAAATCGTGACGGGCAACTTCTCGCTGCCGCATCTTGTACTGTTCACGAAATGCACCAATCTGTGCAACAATCTCGAGATCCAGATGAAGAATGATTGGTTCATGCTAATTCGCTATGTTGTTGCCAATCTGGGAGACATCAAACTGTGTCTGATGCCGTGTTCCACATAATAACAAAAATAGGGGCTAAAATGTACCCAATGGCTATTTCCGACAATTTCAACATCGTATGTTCCAACGAATTTCCTTGCCTTATTTCCTGCTCGAACGCAAAAAAGCGGACGCCCAGACAATACTGGAGAAGTTGGTACGATAAGATTATCACGAGAAACACGGGGGAAAAGTATGATACAAGTCCAAATAGAACATGAAGAAGTCCATAAATAGGATGTTTCTGCCAAACCTTCATTGTAATACGAGATCGTAATATTCGTACAGAAACACCGACAGTTTCGCCATAAGTTCTAAACTGAAACATCCTACCCAAACAGTTTCCGCAACCAAGAAATAGTTTATGAATTCCGTAGGTTGAATGTGGAGAATATCCCGGATGATCTGAAAGAATGGCGGTTCTTTATTAGTGAGTTTCTGTTCCGCTACGATGGAAATACAAACCTTGAAAAATAAGTGCTGGATCCAGATAATCAAAAGAAGAACAAATACCAAAACTTGGAACCAAATAACAGGGTATAAAGTATGTGACACTAAAACCATGGCAAAAATAGTCATACTGATAACGAAATGGCATACTCCCAAAATGTATCCCAAAACTTCGCCGTCAGTGGTTAACCAAGAATACAAAAAGGTCACGAAGTCTCGTAAATACTTTTCTGCTTTTTCTACTGTATCCATTATGTTTACTTAGGTCTTGCTTTGTGGGGAGTGTACGTAACATCATCTCCAATCTTGAAGTTCTCAATTCCAGGATTAATAAACGCGTTATCAGATACTGTAGTGGTGGTATTCCAAATCTTTACAATCGAGAACGGTCCCTTTGGGGAAATTGCGATTCCAACAAGTGTTTCCTTTCGGTGTATAAGTAACTCGTTCGTAATACAATGAACCATTAGGTTTATGAATGTACTGTGAACAACCTTATCTTCAATCTTCTTTGACCATGCTCCTCCGGCTTCATTCTCTGGAACGTCCCACAGAGGCTTGAATCCTCGACGCATAAAGAAGAACATTCCAGACTCCCAAGCTTCCTTGGAAATAGTGTCCACGACCGACCAGAACTGCTGGGGCGTTGAAACATCTACGATCTTGACGTAACTCTCCAAGGAATAATCCTTGTTGTTGGGATCATGATACCACAAAATCCAGGAATACTGGAGTTTTGTGGTCTCTACAACT